TTTTTTCGTAATATTTGCATTGGGCCACCTTCTTTTTCTGGACGACTACTGATGTCTATAGAATCAAAAGGATCAGCTTTTTGAATTGTATTTTTAATTATCATTTTAAACTGAGTGCTTCTTTCTATTTGTTTTCTGTTATCAATAAAATTTTTCATCTGCCTATTCCCGGTCTCACTATTAGCAACCGCCCTACTCAATTGATTCCTCTGTTCTCTACTATATTCTGCCATGATATATCATTTTTATGTTAGTGTGTAAAAATAAGAAATAATATAATAGGTTGTCACTCAACATAGGATGTTAGATAGCATGGAATAGGGATGTGAAGAAGCTTCAACCGGAGATTAGGATAAAGAAAAAGGCTGTTTATTCGGCCGTTTTAAGCTTTTCTACCTAATTGGAAATAAGAGCCGATAAAAGCATATTAACCATATCCGGTATGCTTGCCTAATTTTATGAAAAGTAGTTTTCATGTAGCGAAGGTACTATAATATTATTGTTGATTCATCGAATTGCAAGCAATAATTGTTTGCTGTATTAAGCTGTAGCTGTCGCCTTTCTTTTCACCTTCTTCTCCATCATTGGACATCTTACCAAAAAAGTCAGAGATTACCTTAATTGTGTTGTTGACCTTATTAAGGTCTGTTTCATCTTTTACAAGGTCTATTGCCTTTTTGACAGCTTCTTCGGCAAGCTCATTCATCTTGGCATAGTGTTTATTTATAAAATTGGTCTTCACTCTTGCCAGATTCAATTCTACACTTTCGGCAATTATCTGTACCTTATTGGTATTATCAATATCACTCATGTATCGGGCAGACCAATTATGTAGGGAGGATATGGAAACACCTGTTTGAGCGGCTGTGAGGTAATGATTAAAGTTGTTTTCCTTCAATAGTCTTACAGCCTGTATCTTTTCTTCTTCGGTGTATGAGTTCTTCTTTTTCTTTGTGAGTTTCTTCATGTGAATTGTAATTGTTTAAGTAATAGTTTAATAAAAACACAAATATAATTGTAATACAGCATATTGTTGTTGTAAAAACACAACTATAATATGGCGATAAATCCTTTTTTTTGCTCTTAAAAAAATAGCTATTATGATAGGAACTGCAATTGGAATAGGCGCCAGTTTGATTGGCGGAGTAATGGGAGCAAGTAAGGCGGCAAAAGCAGCCAATGCCCAACAGCAGATGCTTAACCAACAGCGTAATAAGAATGAGGCTTGGTATAACCGTAACTACTACCAGAACTACTTAGATAGTAAAGAGGCTCAGTCTGCTATAAAAAGAGTGGAAGATACATTGCGTCGTAGAAATCAAGAAGCACAAGCAACTGCAGCTGTTACAGGTGGTACTCCGGAGGCTGTGCTTGCTCAACAGGAAAATGATCAGAAGATGATGGGAGAAGTCGTTGGAATTCTTGCTACTCGTGGTGATGCGATAAAGAGGCAGGTCGATGCTCAGAATCAGGCCAACGAGAATGCATTAATGCAGCAACAGATGGCTCAGCTACAGGCAAACGAAGCGGGTGGTACGCAGTTATTGGGTAACAGTGGATCATTAATTAGCTCAGCTCTGAGCTTATTGGATAAGAAAGGGTAAACGTATGGCATTACTGGAATATCTTAATAAGCCGGTTCCTGCTCCTGCTTCAATAAATGAGGCTGTATCTCCGGCAGTACCTGAAGGGCATACGGTTTCTGAAATAAGACCGGCTATTGCTCCAGCTACTCCTGAACCCAATTATGCTGATGCGATTGGACAGAAAGGTCTTTATGGCTTTTTCAAGGACTTCTACCAGAAGCCGGATCTTGAAAAGGAAGAGAAGATTACTCGACGGGAGCGTGCTCTTTCTTTGTTGGGTGACATTGCAAATTTGGGTGGTCAAATGTTCGCTTCTTCAAAGGGGGCCCGGCAATTCGCTCCGATAAATTCGCAGGTACCTAAGTATAACGAACGCTTGCAACGTATCCGGGATGCTAAACGTACGAATGATGCTGACTTTCAAAATAAGTCTCTCTCCATGATTTTTAAGGACTATGAGGGTAAACGTGCGGAAGACCTATATAAACGTCAGCAAGAGGCTGCAAAAGCGTCTATGGAGTTCAAATATCAACGTGATTTAACTTTAAAACAAATAGATCAAGCTTTCCAAGTAGGAATGCTGGATGCCAAAGGAAAACAGGCTTTGTCACAACAAGCAGCCAGAGTCAAGGATGCGAAAGAGCTTGCTGCACTCAACCATAAGTATAGATTAAGCGAGATCAAGACTAAAGACAATAGCAATAGTTCAAAGATTGTGGATAGTGCTATTGGAGGTGATGGTAATGTCTATACTCGTAATACGAGACTTACTCCCAATGAAGCCCAACAAATTGTGCTCGGCTCTGGAATGGGAGAGGATGACTTGGCTCCGTTCGTTACTTATGAGAGAGACGACAGAGAAAATATCACAAAGACTAAGACCGATTGGCAAGCTGCTGCTGCCTACGCATTGCAGAATGGTATGATACCAGCCGAGGAGCTTAAAAGTAGAGGGTTTAAGTTAGGAGGGGCAACAGATAAAAAGGAAGTTGCCCCGTGGGTTAGTAACAATCAATCATCCAATAATAAAGCACCATGGCTGAAATAAATATGAATGAAAATCGTAAGTGGCTTTATGATGCACTTACGAATAAAGGCGTTCAAATGGGCGCCTATGAGGAATTTGATAAGAATGTAGATGCTAATAAAGACTGGCTGTATAATACTGCAAAAAGTAAAGGTGTAGATATTGGGGATTATGATGCTTTTGACAAAGCAATGAGTAATGGTCAGATACCTGCTGTTACTGTTCCTCATCCAGAACAACGACAATTGCAACAGCCACAGCCACAGCCACGTCCGAAATCTCCATACGTTGAGGGTAAAGGCGACGATACAATGATATTTGGTGTCCCTTATACAGATTACCAACAGATGTCGCCTGAAGAACAATCGAAACAATACAGTGCCGCAATAGAGAAAAGAAAGAATGATGAAAAGAATTTCTTTTCGAATTACATCACTGGCCAGCTGGGTGAGATTGACAGTGAATTGAATAAAGAGAGAGAGCCGGTAGCTATGCCTGTCGGTTCCGCTTTCATCCCTTCTTCTGCCGTTGGTGCCGCACAAAGGTTTGGTAATGGTGATACCAAAGAGACGCAGGACCGTTATACATCGCTCCATGCGGCAAAGAACTTACTTGATGCTGCTAATAAGCTTGTAGAAGAATCCAAGAAAGGCGATACGGGCTTTTTCTCTTCACTTGGTAGAGGTTTCAAAGATAGGTTTATGGATACAGACAACTGGACCATGGGACTTACAGATACGGCATATTCCGGTTTACTCAGAAAGGCGATTGAGAAAGAAGAGAGTGGGGAAGAGCTCTCCCCGGAAGAATCGAAGTTACTTGACGCTGCGGCCGTAAACATGGCTACACAGGCTTACTTTTCTTCCGATATGAGTAGAGGCTATAAAGCTGGTAGCACGACGGCTCAAAGTATTCCTTTTATGTTGGAGTTTGCTATTAATCCGGTTTCTTCTTCCGGCAATGCATTAGCAAAAGGTTTGCTGAAACATGGTTTGAAACGCTTTGGCCGTGCAGCAACAAGTAATGCGGCAAAGGTTGCGGGCCGATTGGTTGGTGATGCCGCAGCCGCTGCCGGGATGACAGCTACTTCAAGTATAGGTCGCGTAGCTTCTGGAACCAACGAACGGATGATTGGTGATGTTCAGGCGACAGTAGAAGATGGTGAGATTAAGTATGCAGGCCGTGAGAATGGCATGGAGGTTGGCGAGGCCTTGGGTAAATCTGCTGTCTCTAATTTCCTCGAAAATCAGTCGGAAATGGTCTTTAATGCGTTCGCCGGTGGTGGCAAAATGGCGAAAGAAGCATTGAGTAAATTTGTCCCTGGCCTTTCAAAGCTATCTAATAGTGAGATTGTGCAGTTCATTAGTAAGATAAAGAATAATCCTACTATAAAGAATGTTGCTAATCGTACACAGTTTCACGGGTTACTTGGTGAATATGCTGAAGAAGTGTACAACAACTTTGCCAATATTCCACTGGGAGAGATGACTGTTGAACAGGCTACAGACTTAGACAATAACATTGATACATTCCTCGGACTTGCACCGACGTCTGCCGCCTTTGGTCTGCTGGGGCTTGGGGGGATGGCACGTGAGAAATATACTGCTCAGAGGAATTTATACAGGTTTAGAAATGGCTTAAATGAAGAAGACAAGACTTTGTTTGATGAGTTGCAGCAAGTAATTAATGCAGGCGATCAAGAAACGACTAAAGCCTTTATAGGAAGAACACTTGCAGATGCAAACTTAACTCCGGAAGAAAAAAAGGAGCGTGTTTTTGCCGTACAGGATATGCAGGAAGAGAAGGTGCTTGAAGATGTACAGAATGAAGATGCTACTGCTGGTATTACTCCCGAAGATATTGAAGCCAACAAAGTTGATATCTATCGTGATTATAAGCGGGCAGAAAGAAAAGTAAATAGCCTTTTACCTGAAGAACTTACTTCTCAGTTGGATGCAGTATCAGACCTTGGGCAGTTTGCATCGGCCAATAACCTAAATGAACAACAGGTTTCAGCTTTGGCAGATTATCTTCCGGCAAAAGAGATGTTCTCGCAGTACGTCGGTCATATCAACAATAGAAAGGAAGAAGCAAAGATGCAAGCTCGCGAACAGGCAATGGCCGACATCGAAAGGATCAGTAATCCGGAAACAGGTCTTGTTGTTCAGGCTAAACATAAGTTTGTCGATAATCCTGTTTATCTTGTGGGTGGTAATCTGTCATTTGGTGAGGATGGCTTTCTGGACCGGGACAGTTCAAGCGAGACTATTTATTATGTAGATGAAACCGGCGAGCGAAAGATGGCGCAAGCTGAGGATTTTGATAGCGTTCTGTCAGAGGTTCCTATTGATGATATGATTGTTCAGGCTGAGGCTAATGCTGAACAAGATTTCATCGCTAACGAAGAAGAAAGCCTCCGTTCTCCTGATATTCCTGCACCTGTTCGTGGAGAAACTGTTATGATAGATGGCAGCCGCTATCTAATAGAGGGTGATAATATGGATGATCCAGGTCTAAGTGTAATGGCCATAAAGCTTAATGATACTGGTGAAATTGATATTGAGAATGGAGATGAACGCCCGATTAGTGTTGATGATTATTATAGTCTGAAAGAGTCTGAATTGTGGCAAAATGATATTGTCCCGGCCTCTTTGCAAGAAGAAACCCAGCAAACGGAAGAGACGCCATTGGAAGCTGAAGCAATTCAAGAAGAAACGGAGCAAGCGCCTGTTCCTATAGAGGAAGAATCAGTTCAGGAAGAAACTCCTGAACAAAGATTGCAAAAGGTTCTCGAAACCCTTCCTAAAAAGAAAGACGGAAGCATTGATTATAAAAGTATGACACCACAGCAACAGTTTGACTATACCAGTGCTGCGGAGTCTCCCGAGGTAGCTATTGAGGATTTAAGGGGAGATGTTGCTGCAAAGAATGAAGAACTTGAAAAAATCAATGCTCGTCTGGCAAAGGCAACCGGAAGTGAACGTGTTGAGCTGCGGGATATTATACGATCTAAAAAGAAAGAGTTGGACGATTTGAAGACTTTCTTCCAGAGTGTTGAACCTACACAGTCTGTTACTTCTGAAAGTAATAAGGATGAAGAGGTCCAGGTTCCGGAAGATGTGCGTACCGATGAAGATTATATTAGTTGGGTTGCTGATAACTCAGATGATGCCAACGAGGTTCTTGATGCTTATTCTGCCGCTAAGGATCTGGCCAGCCATGAACAGACTTTGAAACCGTGGCAGCGTGAGTTACTTGGTAGAAAAGTTAGTACTTCTTCTTTTAATCGCTTTGGTGATCGTAATCAGATAACCGGTGCTTTAGCGAAAGGTTGGCTAAGAAAAGACGGCCAAGAAATAGATGCTATTGCTCAGGAACTAAATGAAAATGGGGTAGATGTGACCGAACAGGATATAGTAGACTTCATGCTTACCAATCCTTCGAATCATGTCAGCCAAGTGTCTAACACAATGCGTTCTTTGTCCTCCAAGTTCAGTGAGATAGCCACAAAAGAAATGGGTATTCCTGTTGGTGGTCCGGAAAGTAATACAGGCCGATTGTACATCCAACTGAAAGAGGCAGATCAGAAAATAGATAAATTGACAGACCAACAGAAGAATGAAGTCCAGGAGGCATTGACTGCTGATATGGATGCTTCTGATACGCAGCGCACTGATAGCTATTATGAGGCTTTAGGTGATTATGTTCAGCAATATGATCAGTTCCGCAATGAGTTTGATGAAGAGGGCGCAGACGAAGCTATAATTCAGTCTATGGAAGAGAATAACCCGGAACTGTATCATGGTGGCTTCACTGCTGCTGAATTAGATGATATTTACTCACAAATTGAAAATAATAATGGAACAGAAGGACAGGCAGAGGATAGCCGAGAAAATCAATCTCCGTTATCTGGAGAAGAAGTTGAGCAACACGAAGAATCCGGAGCACCGGAAGTTGCTGCAACAGAGAATAGAGAAAGTGAAGAGCAGAATAACGGAGTTGTCTCCAATGAACAATTCGAAATCGTAAAAGAGCAGAAACAAGTAAATATAGAACAACCTACAATAAATGATTTGTCTGTTGTAGAACCATCTTCCTCAATTCAGGAAAATGGTAATAATGCTTTGAATTCTGAGGACAATTCTGTACCTTTGCAAGGTGACAATCAAAAAGTTAACAAAAATGACGAAGTATCTCAATCAATTCCACAAGGAGAGCACGGAACGTTGCCTGAAATATCTGGCGAACAGGAAGAACCGGTCTATCAATTACGACGAAGAATTGAAGAGGCATCAAGAAATGCATCGGAAAGCGAAAGAGGCAGAGGCCGCCAGCAAGAAGTAAATCAAATGATCGAGACACAGGCCAAAGAAAACGGCTTGTGGACTCCTATACAAAATCTTTCCCACCTCGGTACACCATTCCTTAGTGGAAATGAAAATGATACTTATTTAGATAGAGAAAACGCTGCTGTTTACAAGATGAATAACTTGGTGAACAGTAAGAACCTTCCAGAATTATTCAAACGTATTGACCTTCATAACGAGCTTTTCCCGCAGACCAAATATGAATTAGTTGGCTTTACTGGTTTCGGTAATGGAGGTACTATCTATCCAATATATAAACAAGAATATATAGATAATGCAGAGTTTGCCACTCCTGAAGAGATTGGTGCCTATATGCAAGATCTTGGCTTCAATAAGGCCGGTGAAGCTGAATATTCAAATGGAGACATTACCATATCAGATTTGCGTCCACGTAATGTATTGAAAGATACAGAAGGTGATATTTATGTCATTGACGCTGATTTCAAACGTAATATTCTCACCCCGAAAGAAAATAATCCGGCGCAATTTACTTCTCCCCAATTAGAATCTGAGGAGAATGTATTGGACTACGCAAACAGAGTATCAGAAGCTAAACGTTTATTTGATGCTGAACAGGAAGTCGATACTAACCCTACTGAGGCACAGAAGTCAGCCGGTAACTATAAGAAAGGGCATATTAAGATTGATGGGTACGACATTACTATTGAGAACCCGAAAGGTAGTGAACGTTCGGGGGTAGATACTAATGGCCAACCGTGGAGTGTCACGATGAATAATAGTTATGGCTACATTCGCGGGACGGAAGGAGTAGACGGTGATCATATTGATGTGTTCCTATCGGATAATCCGGCTGGTGGTAAAGTGTATGTCATTGATCAGATGAATGAAGATGGTTCATTTGATGAACATAAGGTAATGTATGGCTTCAATTCTGCTTTGGCAGCAAAGAGTGCTTACATGAAGAACTATTCTCCTGGCTGGAAAGGTTTAGGAAAAGCCACAGAAGTTTCAAAAGAGCTATTCAATGAATGGGTGAAGTCTTCAAAGCGCAAGACGAAGCCCTTTGCCGAATACAAGATTGCAAAAGGTAACGCTATTGATGTTTCGGAAATGCAGTCACAGGATGTTGTACAGACTGACATCGGAGAATATGGAGTCTCTAATAGATTTGTGTCCAAGAATAGATACGAAGAATTGAAGAATAAACTCCGTGGAAAACTTGGACAAATGAATATTGGTTTTGATCCTGAATTGTTTTCTATCGGAGCGGAGATGGCGGCATACCATATTGAAGCTGGTGCTAGGAAATTCGGCGATTTTGCCCAAAGAATGATTGAGGATGTTGGTGATTCTGTTCGTCCTTATTTGAAATCTTTCTACGAGGGTGCCCGGCAGTTTCCTGGTATGGAGGAATATCAGAAAGATATGGATGAATACCGTACTGTTAAGGACTTTGATACGGAATCATTTAATAAAGTAGTAGATGTCACAGAGAAAGCTACGTTGCCCGCCAAAGAAAGTAAAGAAAATGGTAGGAAATCTTCTGAAAAGACGGTATCTTCGCACAAGAGTGAAAGTAATAAGCCTGCTGAGATGCAGGATTTGTTTAATCAAAACTTAGAAGATCATGACGAACGAAGAAAGTCCGAAGAGCGAAATCCGGATGCGAATAGAAGCTTGGGAGGAACAACACGGGAAGAAGCTGTCAGAACTGAACAGCGAGGAAACGATACAAGCGTGCATGGACATAATGTGCCTGACGCGGACAGAAGCGGAGGACTACCTGAATCATCAGGCAGCGTCGTCTCTCCTGTAAAAGTTCAACGAAATCGAAATAACTATAGTTTCGGTGAAAATCACATTGATGTTCCTGCCGGTGATGTTGCCAAATTAAAAGCAAACATTGATGCCATTCGTACACTTAGAGAAGTAGAGAATAGCGGAAAGCCGGCCACAGAACAGCAAAAAGCAAAGCTGGTTCGTTATGTAGGTTGGGGCGGATTGGCCAGCGCATTGGATGAAAATAAATTCAAAGCCAGTAACCGTCCTTGGGGCGCTGATACTAATTGGAATGCGAAATACCTTCCTTACTATAAGCAGTTAAAAGAAATACTTTCTCCTGAAGAGTTTAAGAGCGCGATTCAATCGACTACTACTTCACATTATACTCCTGAACCTATCATCCGAAATCTTTGGAACATCGTCCAGCGTGTTGGGTTTACCGGTGGAATGGTGAGTGAGCCGTCGATGGGAGTAGGGCATATTCTTGGATTGATGCCCAAAGAGATTGCTGGAAGTTCTCAAATTAGCGGTTTTGAGATTGACAGTTTATCCGGGAGGATAAGTAAAACATTATATCCGGATGCAAATGCAAAAGTACAAGGCTATGAGACTGAGTTTGCTCCGCAAAGCAAGGACTTAGTTATCACCAATGTACCATTTGGTAAGGACGCACCCTATGATAAATTCCTGGATAAGTCGCTAAGGAAAAAACTTGGTAGCGCGTATAATCTTCATAATTATTTTATCGCCAAAGGTTTACTTGAACTAAAAGAAAATGGTTTAGGTGTATTTGTCACATCATCCGCAACAATGGATGGTGCCGATAGTCGTTTCCGGGAATTTGTTGCTGGTAATGGTTTTGATTTGGTCGGTGCTATACGTTTGCCTAATGATGCTTTCCAAAAGAATGCAGGCACGAGTGTTACGGCTGATATCCTTGTATTCCATAAAAGGAAACAAGGTGAAGCGGGAAATGGCGTGAATTATATTTCTACTACTCCTGTAGGCGAAGGATCGTATGAAGAAAAAGGCGAAAAGAGGACGAAGCCAATAATGATTAATGAATACTTTGCTGCTCATCCTGAAATGATGCTGGGCGAAATGATGACGGCATACGATGCCGGTAGCGGTGGTTTATACAGTGGATCTTCACAGACATTAAAGGGACGGTCAGGTGTGGACTTGGCAAACGAGCTTAGTGAAGCTATCGGGAAGTTTCCTGAAAAGATTCTGGGGAAAGTAAAAGAGAATAGTGTGAATGTTACTAAAGAACATACTACTCAGAAAGATGGGACGTTGACCGTTAAGGATGGAAATCTATATGTTGCCATGAGTGGAGTACTGGAACCTGTTTCCGTAAAAGAGACATTTAAGTACAATGGGAAGGTACAGAAGACGGTAGATGCAGTGCAAAGCTATAATGATCTTAAATCCACATTGAAGGAACTTATTGCGGCAGAACAGAGCTTAGATATAGATCCAGAACCTATAAGAAATGAACTAAATAAGCAATATGATAACTTCGTTAAAAAATATGGTACGCTCAATCGAAATAAAGCGTTAGATAATGTTTTCATTGAAGACTTTGAACGTTATCTTCCTCTTTCTCTTGAAGATGTTCAGAAAGTACCGTCTGCAACGGGTAAATCAACTGTTTATCAAGTAACCAAAGGAAAAGGTATTTTTGAGAAACGTATTAGTTTTCCTGTGAAAGAACCATCTAAAGCGGATAACTTGCAGGATGCCGTGAATATAAGCCGTTCTTATCGTGGTTCTATAGATGTACCATATATCTCTAGGTTAATAGAAAGAAGCGAAGAAGATGTCGTAGAAGATATGTTGCATGATGGAGTGGCATATCGTGAACCATTGACCGGTAATTTGGTCGATAAAAGTACATACCTCTCTGGGAATGTTAGAGAAAAGCTGGAAGAGGCCAGAATTGCAGCGGAACGGGACCCGGCATTTGAAAAGAATGTAGAAGATCTTATTAATGTTCAACCGGAAACTATACGGTTTGGAGATATCAGTTATCGCCTGGGCACCCCGTGGATACCTGCGGAATTCATAGATAAGTTTGCAGAAGATGTATTGGGGCTCTCTGATACAAAATTGGATTTTGTGGCTGTGCTTAATGAATATGTTACAGGTAAATCTATTAGTGTGGCAGATTATGCAAAAGCCGGCATATATAGAACAGACCGACTTGGAACGATTGATTTATTTGAGGCTGCTTTAAATCAGCGGAAACCAAAAGTTTTCGATGAAATAAGAAACGGTGAGCAAAAGATACGTGTTATCAATGAGGCTGAGACACAAGCTGCCGCCGAGAAGGTGATGGAAATCTCTGATAAATTCATTGAATATATTGACAGCCAAAAGGCGCTTCATAAAGAATTAGAGAGAATTTACAATGATAGATATAATAATTTCCGCCTGAAGGAATATGATCAGCCTGCCTTTGAACACTATCCAAATTCTAATACGGCAATAACATTGCGCACTCACCAAATGAAAGCTGTACAGCGTAGTTTGGGAGAAAGTACCTTGCTTGCCCATCAGGTTGGTACCGGAAAAACATTCACGATGATTACTACCGCAATGGAGATGCGTCGTTTGAATATTGCCCGAAAGCCGATGATTGTAGTTCAAAATGCTACGTTAGAGGATTTTGTAAAGGACTTCTATAAGTTATACCCAGGTGCTAATGTCTTAGCTCCCGGAAAGGATGAACGAAGCGCTGATAATCGCAGGCGCTTATTTAATCTGATTGCAACAGGTGATTTTGATGCGATTATCATTCCTCAATCATTTATGCAATTCATTCCAGATGATGAGGGACGTAAAAAAGAGCTTATCCAACAGAGAATAGATGAATATGAGCGAGTTATTGAAGCTACAGAAAATGATTCTTTGAGGCGTAGATTAGAAAAGGAAGTTCTTGGACTTCAAGACCAATTAGAAGGGGTGGAGCCAAAGAGACGTTCTGTAAAGGACAAGGCTAAAGCACAAAACCGGATCAAGACGAAAATGGAACGTCAACTTGATCGGCGAACGGATGATGTGATGACATTTGAACAAATGGGCGTCGACGCATTATTCATTGATGAAGCTCATAACTTCAAGAAGATAGGATTTGCCAGCAAAATGAGTAATGTTAAAGGCATTGATACAACAGCTTCCCAGCGTGCTAATAGCTTACTATTAAAAGCTAAATGGGTGCAGGAGAAAAACAACAAACGCAATGTGATTCTGGCTACTGGCACTCCTATAACGAATACCATGGCGGAAGTCTGGACAATGATGAATTTTGTAGCTCCTGATATTCTTGAAGCCTATAGCATTCAAAGCTTCGATGAATTTGCAACTACATTCGGTACGGTGGAACCTTCCCTTGAATTTACAGCAACAGGTAATTTCAAAGTTGCGGATCGTTTTAAGAGTTATGTCAATGTACCGGAGTTGGTGAAAGCTTTCCGTAGTCATGCTGATGTCGTTTTGACGGAAGATGTGGAGGAATTTAAGGAAAATAATAGTATTCCAAAGCTACGGGATGATAAGATGACTAATATTGTCATTGATAAAAATGAAGATTTGGAAGACGTTATGCAGGTGCTCATAGGTCAGTTGGAGAGATTCAGTAAAATGAGCGGTAAAGAGAAAAGAAGAATGAGCGCACTTCCTCTTGTTGTCTTTACTAAAGCAAAACAAGCGGCGATCGATCTTCGATTGCTTAATCCTTCATTTGCGGATAACCCCAATAGTAAAACTAATCAGGTTGTTGCTAATGTCGTAAAACTCTATAACGAAAGTAGTGCGGATAAAGGAGCGCAACTTATTTTCTGCGATAGTTACCAGTCTCCCGGGGAACAGCCTAAAATGGATTTGTTTAACTATAATCCGGATATCCCTCGTTTTAATCTTTATGAAGACATAAAACAAAAGCTTATTGCCCAGGGAATACCTGCCAAAGAAATTGCCATCGTTAACAATTATGATGGTGAACGTCGGAAAGGATTGTTTGAGAAGGTCCGTTCCGGTGATGTGCGTATCTTGCTTGGCAGTACTGAGAAAATGGGCGTAGGGGTTAATGTACAGGATCGAATGTATGGATTACATCATATTGATGCTCCGGTACGCCCAATGGACTTTGAACAAAGAAATGGTAGAATCCTTCGGCAAGGGAATAATTACGCTTTGTGGGGTAAGCCTGTAAACGTAGTGACCTATGGAGTGCAAGGTACTTTGGATGCAACTGCCTATGATCGTCTACGAATAAAACAGAACTTCATTAATCAAATGATGAAAGGCAATGTCTCCGGCCGTATAATGGAAGAACAGGATGATGAGGACCCCAGCGGAATGACCTTTAACCAAATGGCGGCTACATTGTCGGGGGATAAGACAGCACAGCTCCTGTTTGTTGCTGAAAATATGCTGAAGAAGTTACGTAATTCAAAACGAAGTGATGCCAATAGTAAGAGTGGCATGGCTGAGGCTATTGAGTCTTTAAGAAATCGCAATATTCTTGATGAAAGTAAGAAAAAAATATATGAACGCGCGAATAAGACTGTTAGTGAATATTTCCCGGATGGTATAGAAAGTGTTACAGTTGACGGTAACGTTTTTAAGGAGAAGTTTGGTCCTTCGTTAGAACCGGTTATTGCCTCCTATGAAGATGCATATAGTCTAAATCGTGGAACGGCCCCCCTAAAGATAATGTTGAATAATAGCAAAGCGGAAGTTATAGTTCATTTTAACGAGGGGAGGATGGTGTATGAATTGTATGCTGGCAATGATCATATTGTAGAAGAACGCCAGTTTAATGGCGGGAAAGGTCTAATGTCAAGTATCGAACATCAGTTGAAATCAGTAAAGAAGAATCTGGAAGATATTGTCTCATCAATTTCTGATCGAGAAAAGAAAGTCCAGGGGTTAACAGAGGCAATGAATACTCCTTGGGGACGCGAAGAAGAATTGAAAGAAGCTGAAAAAGAGGTTGAAGACCTGAGAAAGAAATTGGAAGAGAAGGCTAAATCGGACAATGATAGCAATAAACGCTATCGTACTTCGGATCATGTGGAAAATCTTATTCGCAAAGGAAAAGAGAAGAAATATATTTCTGAGATTGAAGCATTGGCCGATGCGCTTCATACTCCAGTACGTATTGTTAGAAGCTTTGAAGACTTGCCTGATGATGTCCGCTCTTCAGGCAATATGGTAAAGGGGTGGTCTGATATGAATACCGGGGAAATTTCTGTTTACCTTCCAAATGTGGCCAATATAGAGGATGTTCAGGCCACTGTATTGCATGAAGTCGTGGGCCATCGCGGGTTGCATGATGTATTTGGTGAGCAGTATGATGATTTTATTGATAAAGTCTTTGAGAATTCAGTTCCGGGAACAAGAAGAAAAATTGTAGAATTAGGAATGAAACGCGGATATGACTTCCATCTGGCAACTGAGGAATATATGGCTGAATTGGCAGAAAAAGGATTTGAACGTGAAAAAGGTTTTCTGCAAACAATTAAGTCTTTGTTCTCTGATATGTTACACCATGCAAAAATCAAACTTGGTTTCAGGTTGAATGATGGTGATTTACGATATATGCTTTGGAGAACCTATCAATTGAAGACTGAAGAGCGCTCGGCAGATTCTCTCGCTAAAGATATGTCCATGCGATATAAACTGAAGGTTGGTAATTATCGAGAGACGCCGGTTCGGAGAAAATACAGGAGTGATAATGCAACAGCCGCAAAAGATGTAGCTAAGCGTTTGTATGAGGCTCGTACTTTAGATAGAATGTATAAATACCATGAAGCGTACCAAGATAGTATGCTTGGTTTGAAAGTTCTTCAAGAAGCTCTTGAAAAGGAAACTGAAAAACCGATTGCAGATCATGAGAATGCATACATGGCCGAAAATCAATTAAGCAGTAGGAACTCATTTGAGCAGGAGTATTATAAGATGAACTATTTCGATCCAATTATGTCAGAGGTAAATCAGCTGATAAAGAATGGAGTTGAATATGATGATATCTTGGATTACCTGAAAGCTAAACATGGTCTTGAAAGAAATGAAGAATTTGCCAAACGTGCTGCAGAAAAAGCTAAAGAACCATTCATTGAAAAGCTTGAAGATCTGGAAAATCTTTTGGCCCAAGGTGGTATTGATGGTTTGACTTTCGATGAAGAACGAGATAACTTAAAGTCAGAGATGGAGGAAGCAGCCGAAGATGCGTATATTGAAGCTCGTGGAAAAGACTTCTCCGGCTTGTCTTCACTTACTGGTGAAGAAGAGAATTTCACTACTAAGGCTGAGAAGATAGTTTCCGCTTTTGAAGATGCTAATGATACTGCTGCTCTTTGGGAAAAGATTAATGCTGCAACAAAAGAAAGTATCAAAAAGACTTATGAGTGTGGCTTAATGACAAAAGATGCTTATCAGAAGGTTAATACCATGTTCAAGTATTATATTCCACTACGAGGCTGGAAAGAGGATACAGCAGCGGATGTTTATGATTATATCATGGAAGAGCGTCCGATATTCAATGCACCCGTGAAGAAAATGGAAGGACGTATGTCTGAGGCTGATGATCCATTAGCAACTATAGCTAATATGGCCGAAAGCGCCATCATGCAGGGGAATAGAAATCTTATGAAACAACGATTCTTGGCAATGGCAATAAATCATCCCACAAGTCTTGCTACTGTAAAGCAAATGTGGTATACTTATGATGAAATCCGTGATGAATGGCAACAGGCCCTTCCTGAAATACCGGAAGATGCAACAGGGGATGAAGTAACTGCTTTAGTTGAGCAGTTTGAAAGAAGAATGGTTGAACTTGCTGCTCAGGGATTAGCTCGTAAAGGTCGTTTAGAGGTTCCATATAAGGCATTACCCAGGGAACAAAGACAGCACATGGTCATAGTAAAGAAGGATGGTCTTGAATATACTGTTTATATCAATGGTAATCCAAGAGCAGCACAGGCTATGAATGGTCTGACTAATCCGGATAGCGGTTCCCATAAACTTGTAAATCTGGTAAAGCGCATTAATCGGCAGATGGCAGCCAACTTTACTACCAGAAATCCTGCTTTTGTTATTAGTAATCTGGCAAGAGATATGATATTCTCTACTTCTGCGGTATCAATAAAAGAAGATGCTAAGTACTCAAACAGGTTCAAAAGGAATTTGGTTAAGAATGGTTTTGGTCTGAGACTTGGCGAACTCTTTTATAAATTTGATAAAAACTCTCTTGATACGAATAATGAACTTGAACGTTATTTTTTAGAGTTTCTTAGAAATGGTGGAGAAACAGGATATACTGCTTTGCATAGTGTAGAGGAACATAGAAAGTTGATCGAACGCTCAATAATGGACGCAAAGGGACTTATTGATTTGGGACGTATATTTGGATTGAAGCCTGGTAAAGTAACTACCCCTACAACTTTGGGTATTGTTCCTGCTTTCCAATGGGTCGCAAAATGGACCGAATTTGGCAACAGATGCGCTGAAGATGTAAGCCGCTTCACTACTTATATGACAAGTCGGCAAATGGGACGGAGCATTTCAAGAAGTATTAGTGATGCGAAAGAAATTACGGTTAATTTTAATAAGAAAGGAGCTGGAGGTCTGGGAGCCACTACATTCAAATCGTTATTTCTTTTTTTCAATGCTGCTGTCCAGAGTTTAGCCAATTTCACGAATTTAGCGAAGGCCAATCCTAAACGTTTCTCTGCTGTAATAGGCGGATACACTGCCGCCGGAATGTTGCTACCGATTATGAATAACCTACTTATCAGTATGTTTGGTGGAGATGATGATAAGGATGCATATGAGAACCTGCCGGAATGGGTTCGGAAGAATAACTTTTGTTTCTGGTTAGGTGGTGATAAGTTCCTGACTATTCCTATACCAATTGAATTGCGTGCTTTCTATGGAGCTGGCGAATTATTTCGCTCTTATGCAGAAGGTAAAGGAGATAATCGTAACATTGGTATGGAATTGATGGGACAATTTACTGAGTTGCTTCCGATAAATCCTTTTGGCGGTGGAGAGTGGAATATTCCCAAAGGTACTCCAACGAAGAACATTGTCGGTACTATTGCCGGCAATCTTATGCCCGATGCCGGAAAACCTATTTATCAAGTAGTCCAGAACAAAGATTTCTTTGGAAAACCTATTTATAAAGATAGTTTCAACGAACTTATGCCGGAATGGACTAAGGCGTATGCCGGAACATCTAAAGCGCTTGTATCTTCTACTAAGTTTTTGAATGAGGTTACTGGTGGGGATAAGTACGAGCGGGGAGCATTAAATATCAATCCAGCCGTCCTGGAACATTTTTTTGAAAGCTATTTTGGTGGATTAGGGAAGACTATAAATCAAACAGGGAAAACCATCTCAATGATATGGGATGAAGATGAAAGAATGTGGAGAAGCGTTCCTGTATTGAACCGGTTTCTGAGTGGTGGTGATGAAAAGAATGTTTTCAGTCGAGTAAACGAAGCGTATTACAATTATTTGGATGAGTTTAAAATCGTAGAGAATAAACTTCGTGGTTACAAAAAAGAAATGAAATCTGGTAATGCTCTTTATATGGAGAAGTTGAAAGAATTGGAGAACTCTTCTGAATATAAACGTTACTCGGTATTAAAGAAATATCAAAAACGAGTAAAATCATATCAGGATTTGATAAAGGAGGAAACGGATAGGGAGACTCGAAAAGAGTTTGAAACTGGCCTTAATCTTCTCAAAACAGAGATTGTAGAACAACTTCGAAGTGTTGAGTAGCTTTTATAGTAAATACACAACATTAAAAAAAATAACTAACATACTTTTGTGAAAAATGTCGGCTTATGAATAAGTTCTTAAATAGAAGTGTAAAACCAGTACGTAAGACAAATGTTTCTCGTGTGCAAAGACGCAACGAGAAGCATCTGGATATTTTGGATGAGTTTAGTAAGTATTGGGCAACATTGGATGAGGCCCGGAGGAAAATGCGCCGAAGCGTCATGTATGCTTACGAGGATCAATGGGGGGATTATATAAAGGACCCGGAAACAGATCTGATGATCAGAGAGGCGGACTTAATCAAAAAGAATGGTAAAGTACCATTGAAAAATAATATGATTAGTCCCATACTAAAAAATATTGACGGACAGTTTCGTAATAATGTAACCCAGTCTATTTGTACGGTCCGGGATCAGAAAGAGGCTAAAATCGGAGAGATGATGAGTATCGCAGTTGAATATGTGCATGATCTGAATGAAATTCGAGAATTAGATTCTGACAGTCTTAGATTAATGCTATGCGGGGGCTATGTAGGCCAGCGTGTGGAATATGGCTGGAACCCCGCTAAACGAATGAATGATGTTTGGGTATATGGTTGTAATCCGGCGCGTATGTTTTTCAATACGAATATTGAGGATGTCCGTACCTGGGACTTGAATTGTATCGGTGAAGTATATGATATGCCGCTTGATAAGGTTGTTTCCCTATTTGCTAAAAGTCGGGCTGATAAAGAGTGGATAGAAAACATATATCGTACGAGCGACACATATCTTACTTATGATGGTTTACAGGGAAGGGAAACGAAAGATTTAGATTTCTATACCCCGTCTCGTCCTGATTTGTGTCGGGTTATCTTTGGGTGGAGGTTGGAGAGCCGGGAGGCATATTTCTGTCATGATACACTGAAAGGTACATTCTACTATGTAGGATTGGACGAAAAGAAGGAAATTGATTGGGAGAACCAACAGCGAACGAATGAGGCACTTGCTCATGGTGTTTTGCCGGAGGACATATTGTTGATTGAATATGAGTATGGCAATGAACAGTATTGGTATTACCGGTACATGTCCCCTTGGGGAGACATTCTTCAAGAAGGCCGGAGCCCTTATTGGCATGGTTCGCATAACTATGCTTTCCATGTGTACCCGATGATACAGGGAAAGGTCTTCAATTATGTAGAGGATTTCATAGACCAGCAACGTGCCATCAATCGAACAATGACATTGATTGATTTCATTCGTAGTTCATCTTCTAAAGGTGTATTGATTGTTGATGAATCAGCTTTTGAAAGTATGACTCGCGAAGAAATAATTGACGAATATGTGCGATATAATGGGGTTCTGTTCTGTAACCTGAAAAACGGTCAGAATCTTAGTAATGTCGTTCAGCAGTATAATGGCCAGGCGGCTGTTGCTGGTGATTATGAACTATTGAATTTGCAGTTGAAACTTATCAATGATATTTCAGGCGTGAATAGTGCTATGCAAGGTAAACAGCCAAGTGCAGGCACAGCCGCAAGTTTGTATGCACAGCAAGTTCAGAACTCTTCATTGAATCTGAAAGGAATGTTCGAATCGTTCAACTCATTCCGTAAGAGAAGGGATTATATGGTTATGCAAACAATCCAGCAATATTATACTTCTGCCAGGCACATTGATTTGTCTGGCAGGGATTATTCGGAAGAAGCAAAGTACTATGATCCGGATAAAGTTCAGAATGCACAGATTGACTTGAAAATCACTGAGGGTACTAATACTCCATCATTCCAGATGTTGCAGAATGACTTCCTGATGCAACTCTTTGAAAAAAATGCGATTGATGTCAAGACATTGTTGGAGAATTGCTCTTATCCGTTTGCTACAAAGATACTTGAAGCTATCAAACGAAACGAGCAGGCTTTGATGAATCAGCAGGCCATGGGTGGCATACCACAAGATGTAATGCCGGGCAATAACAATCTTATGCGGAAAGTGAACAATGACCAATTCGCCACTCCAGAAGATGGCATCGTGAAAACTGCTGCTTAAATAGAAGCTTCGCTGACAATCTTTGTTTTCTTAGACTTCCTAAACTCCCGCATAATTCGCGGGAGTTGCCATTTATAGCAAACATATATGAGGATCGCTGTTGCCATCAGGTAGTCGTCATGACAGCCTTCAGCGGCGCCCATCTCCTTGCCATTCTCCTTTAGCTCATACGTATCCATCTCGAACGTGGTAGGCTTACTTCTCTCGATATATAGGAAGTCGCGCATTGCAGATTTAAGGAAATTGATAATAGTAGGCTTGGTTTTGGGATTGGTATGGAAACCATATTTAACCGGTAGGCCCTGTTTAATTTGCTCTGGTGATGTACGCGAATAAAGGTTGTCGTAGTATTCTACCACTTCATCCAATACATAATCGAAGTTGTCACCTTCTGTTCCTTCTGTTTCAAGTGTGTTACTTTCAATGACAAGTACAGCATTCCCATAAGCAGCAGCTATTTGAACTGCTTTCCATATAAGTAAGTCATGCTCAATATGTCCGTGCCATTCGGCTACAATTTCAGGCAGGCCCCCGTCTTCCAGCATAGGCAACCGGTCCGCCACTTTAATACATGAAAAGTCTGCGGCTTCTGATGTACCACCGATATCGACGCTAACCACATATCGGTCATAATACTTTTCTGTATTGTCGGGAAGTGCCCATACCCAAAGTATATTATTCAGGTCCTTTGTAGGCTCTATATGTTCAAAACGAATATTAGATAATGCATTCTTACCTTTGATGTCGTTTGCGACAAATTCGCCATAAAAACAGGGTGGAAGAGTGGATGTGCGGACCTGTTCAACATATTTTTGCGGGAATATTCTCCGGCCCGTACTCTGGAATGCTTCAGCTGCCGTAGACGGATACTCGGAACACATTCGCCATTTATCTTTGAATTCAAGTGTTTTCATGCGATACCATGCAATTGCTTCCAGCGTTGCGCCCAGTTCAAACAACCAGTGCTCATATTCTGTCATGGTAGAGATAAATGCATTGTAATCTTTTGGATTGATGTGTTTGGAGTAGATATCAATCATGAACCAAGGAATAAATACAGGGGTAAAGTTGTTACGCCCTTCTACAGCGTCTAACCAGGTGCGGTGAAAGTAGTTTCCTACACCTTTGGCTGTGGATTCCAAAACCTTGATAGTGTAGGGACCACTGAGTATAGAACCGAATATGGATTGTACAAGGTCTTCCGGCTTCTTCCCTTTCGTTTCTTTCCATAAACCGACCTCTGTCAAGTGCGCCATTGAAATATCTTCAGAGCGAAGACTTTCCGGCTTTTCTGCCGATCCGATGGAATATCGGCTATTCGTTGTATTAATCGAACGGGTCTTTTGTGAACCTTGATAGGGATTTGTTTTTAGACGTATGTTATTTGTTGCCCATAAGGGCATTTTATCGACTGCTTTTTGGAGCATACCTGATACGTTTCGAGCTGCGGATTCAATATGCCCACAAATAGCGGAGTTCCAATTAGAACGGTGTATAAGTTGTATCCACAGCATATAAAGCTGGGTAAGCGTGGAACCGCCCCATTGACGGGCTTTACACAGAATAATGTCGATAGGGGCACCGGCAATGCGAAGCTTTTCCAGTTCTTTTAAATAATATCTTTGTGCCCGGTTAAGTAAAAATGCTATGTCTTTCCCTTTTCCTTTCGCCGATATCTGAATACATGAATAGGCCCAGTATTCAAAGTCATAATTTATTCGTTCCTGGCAAAATGATGTCCAAAGCTCATTCCTTATCTTATCCGATATACCCTGTTTGAGGATGAACTTGATATACCCATTAAATCCAATCTCAATGAGCTTTTGCACAAAACCGGTTTCCGCGAATTGTTCTGGAAGATACATTTCTTCAATAGGACAATCTTTTATATAGACCTTTTTCCGGGGAATAGATGTTGATCCTTCGCCGGTTATCGGATTATATGGACTTCGTATTATCGCGAGCCGTTCTCTGTTCTTCTGTATTATTTCATTTACGGTCATATATAAACCTCCTGAATAAGAGGCTTACCGCAAATGATATTAGAAAGCTATATACGTGGATAAGCGTATTGATATGTGGAGCGAATAAGCCCGTAGTTAGAAATGAGAATGCAAGTAAGAGAATGATTTTCGGCATATAACGTTGTTCAATGCCGGCTGTAATAATGCCTACCATAGATAAGACTATTGCTGAGGCACCAACTGTCGGTTCCTGATAGGTCGCAAAGATTGCTGAGAGAATAGGAGTTATAGTCATTATTGGTATAATGATATACAGGTTGAAGTTCCGGAGCCTTCTCCAGTAAAACAAGAATAATGCAGAATTGATACTTAGATGGAAGAAGTTTATATGAATGAGGCTATAGGTTATATAGTTCCACCATTCGCCCCCATCGTATATACCTAATTGCGTAGTGTCGCAATAAAAACTAATGGAGTATATGAATACAAGGAAAATGATAAATATCATCTTATCTGTTCTTTATTGATTTATAAATGATGCCTCTCATTGTATCTATTGCCACGTAGTAAGAAGGCGCTGGCTGTTCTATGATATATTTTAATACGCAATAACCTGGCGCTCTCATTTCTTGTTTGTACTTTAGAAATCTGGCGTATAAGTCTTTGTACATACACAATTTATTTTCATTGGAAACTCTAATAGGTTTTCCACGATGCATAAGTGATATTACCCTACGCGCATTATCATAAGTTATGAAAAAACGAGGGGCCTCTTTCTTCATAACTTCCTGAATAATCTCTTCTGTTGAAATATAGGGCATACTCTTTCGTAAACTTTTTAATGCATCAAAGTATGCTTCTCTTATAGAATTATCTCTTATTTCTCTGAATATATCATCCATTATAATAATGTTTTATGCAAATATAATTAAAGTAATACTTTAAAAGTTGCGATTTTACTAAAAACGCAGCTTTTAGTTGTAAAAACGCAGGTATAGTTTTCCATTTTAGTGCTTTTTTTGTGCATTAAATAATCAAAGAATTTGCTTATGGAAGATATCAAAGAAATGAATGATGAAGCGGTGGTTGACAAAACAGAATCAGTTCCGGGTACCGAACAAGTTCAAACTCCTACCAAACGGGATCAGTTGAGATCACTTTTGAGCGATGAAATTCCCGGTTATAATGCGGATGATGATGAATCTTCGGCTGAAATGTTGATGGGATATATCAACGGGAATAAGGAACAACGCAATAAACTTGCCGAAGCTTTGCAACAAGATCCTCGTTTGGCCCAGATGCTTGCCGATATTGTAAACAAGAAACGTGGTGCCGGTAATGCAATGGCTCGCTATTTCGGAAAGGATCTGCTAACTGCTGAAGAAGGTACTCCGGAATACGATGATATTCTGGCAGGCGAGGAAGAACGAAAGCAAGAAATGGAAGCGATGGAGGCCAGCAAGAAGGAATATAATGATAACCTTGAAAAGAGCATGCCTATTGTAGAAGGGTGGTGCCAGGAGAAAGGTTACGATATAGAGGAGTTTCTTGATAAGGTTTGGACGAATGTTATTTCTCCGATCATGTCGGGAAGTTATTCCCGTGAAATATGCGACTTCTTGGACAAAGGTTTGAATTACGACAAGGACACCCAAGATGCTTTGGCCGCTGGTGTAGTGAAAGGCCGTAACGAAAACATCAATAAGATGAAAGAAGAACGTGGAGACGGACTACCTAAAGGGATAACGAGTGTTCCGGGAAATCCTAATATGCGAAAAAGAAACTCTATCGTTGAGGCTGCTTTAAATGCTTGATTATTAACTGTTATAAATTTAAAAAAGATGAAAGTATTTAGTTTTTTGAAAAGAGAGAAATGGGCGGTTCTTTCCGTCCTGTTGACGCTTATTTGCGTCTTTGTTGGTGGCGGTGTACTTATGGCTGATGCTACTGTAATTACACCGGGTTCCACACCATCTCCGGGAAATGCAGGCGAACCTACTCAATTACCAGGTAGCCCTACAACTGTTTCCGGAGTATCAGATGCTACTGGAGGTGTTGGTGGCGGCAATCTTATCCAACCGGATATTGATGACGATATTTTTCTGATTGGTACGGATGAAACCGTCTTGGATGGTATCATGCGTAAAGCCAAGAAGAAAGTTCGCGTTACAGGGTTTGAAGTGGACCACTTTGTTATCGATGAACAGAAATCTTCTGTGTTCACTACTGAAGATTATACTTCTGCTGGTGACCAGCAAGCTCCTATCAGTGTCCCTTCGGATGACCGTGGATTATTTCAGGAAAATGGTACGGTGTTGGTGAAAGGAGTCAACGGATATACCGAAGATGGAAAAACGGAAATCAAGGGAGTGGACCTTATGCTGTTTATTACGGGAAAAGATTCGAGTGGCAAACCTATTGTCATGGCAATTAATGGTCCGAAGACGAATGAGGGTGATGCCTATTGCAAACTTCCTACAATCCCCAAAGGAACAGAAATTGTTATTTTGACAAATGCATGTGCTGAAACTCAAAAGGAAGTTGCTCCTGATGTTGTATTCCCGACTCCTAAGCGAGTTTACTTACAGAAGACTATCATGAATGAGGTAGTATCTGACTATTTCGATGCCCAGAAAAAACGTATTCCTTTTAATCAGGCCCAAATTGCTGAAGCTATGATTAAGCAACACCGTAGAAAGAATAATCGTTCTTTATGGGTGAGCCATAAGGGCAAATTAATGGTTGACCGTGGTAAAATGGGGCGTCAGTTGGTATATACTTCCGAAGGTGTTCGTTGGCAATTTAAACGTGAGTATGAACATATTGGCCCGTGGACATTTGCTGATATTATTGCTTTAGCAAAATTGAAATTCACAGGTCAGAACTGTTCTAAAGAAGCATGGTGGCTTATGGGGCGTGATTTATTGGAGCAAATTCAGAATATCGATTTCACCAAACACAAGGACATCACAATGACTTCCGATCAACAATGGGGGTTCTCATGTACTAAACTTCACACTGTGTTTGGAGACTTCTATTTGAAGCATGAACCGACTTTGGATTATCTGGGATATTCTTGTAGTGGTGGCATTCTTGATATGTCCGGTATTGTTCGCTACTATATCAAGAACGAAGAAACCAGTTCTGAAAAGATTGAGGGTGAAGAAGCAAAGAGAAAAGCAATCATTTCTATCAATGCTTTGGCGTTGAAAGGCTATTCTCATATCTGGGTCAATGGTGAAGATATTGATGGTGATAATATCCCTGGTGCTTCGGCTATCACTAATTGGAGCAATGCTACCAATGCACCTGAAAATCCAAAGTTGAATGATGTTATTTATTTAACTGCTGCTTGTGCCGCAATTACCGGATCGAAGACGGGTGAAATCTATCAGTATAATGGTACTACCTGGGAGAAATATACGGGTGTAATCTATGCTCAAAATTGATTCTGTGAAATGTAGGGGCGGAGTATAGTACTCCGTCTCTTAATTTTTAATTATATGAAAATTTACAAGAAAAAATACGCAATTTATGGGATGATAGAACAAAGTTCTGTTTTCCCTATGGGTACTGGACATGTTCGTGTTGACTTCCGTCATGGTTCTTTAACAACGGCTGGTATTGTCCCTGCCACATACACTACTTCAAATCCAGTAATTCAGCAAGCTATTGAAAATTCTCCCAAATTTAAAGCGAGGATTATCAAAGAGATAGAATCTGTTCTGATTCGAGATACGGGTACATTGCAAGTTCAAAGAGGAGGCACTCAGAAGTTTGATAAAGTTGTTGTGGAAAGTACAGAGCAAGATACTACTTCTGATATATCAGAATCTGGTGAAATAAGTGGCGGTGCTGGGGTGTATCCAGATGTGAAGAATTCGCAGCAAGCGAAAGATATCTTAATGGGTGAACCTTATAATATCCCTCTTGCTGATCTTGGTAATAAAGCTGCAATACAGGCTAAAGCTGCTGCAACTGGTGTGTCATTCCCTAACTGGAAATAATGATGACTGAACAGGAAATCATAAGTAAAGTCAAAGCAATACTCAACGAAATAGGAGAGGAAGAAACTCTTTCTCTCCTATCAGAAGATACGGTCAAGATAGAAGAGTATATAAAAGCGGTTATACCAGATGCTGTAAGTTTGGTACAAATGAATTCTCCTGTTAGATGTGTCAATAAGAAAAATGGTGTTTCTTCTAATACTTCCGTAACCTCGGATAGTGAGGGGAAATGTCTTATACCTGTTCCTGATGATTTTGTCTCTTTGATTGCAATCAAACTTTCTAATTGGAAGAGGACTTGTATTGTAGCTTTTGATTTAAGCTCAGAGGAATATAAACAACAATGCAACTCTTATACAAGGGCCGGGAGTTACAAACCTGTGTGCATAATGGGATATAATAATTCTGGTAATAGAGTACTAATGTTATACTCTGCAAAAGCAGACTCTAAATTGGAAATGTTTGTGTATGAAGCGAAATATACTTCTGGCACAGATTTAGATATTGATCAGAATGAACCTGTATCGCAAGCTATTTGCTATATGACTGCCAGTTTAGTGTATTCCATCTTTGAGAATAAAGCAACATCTCAAGAGATGAGGAATATTGCAGTCAGTCTTATTCCACAAAAGTAAAATGTATCATATAGATGAAGAAAATAGTGACGTTATTTTTGAGGTAAATGGTAATAAAGTTGCCTTGAAAATAGTTTCTTCTCCTGGGGAAGGTGGGGGAGGATCATCTATCTATTTGATAAAAGTAGGAGATACTACAATTCCTACGAATAAAAACACATATTCAGCCTTAAGAATATTGGCTGAGATTGCAAATAACAATGAGATCTTAAAAGATATATTCCTCCGTAAGGACAAAATCGATAGTACAGACTATCTATTACGTCTTTTGGGAGGCTTAGAGGTTGGCGAAGCCATAGACTCACTGATCGCGGGCAAGGGCATAATTGCGGATGATAAAGGGAGGATACAGGCTGACCGCATGGAGTTGCGGTCATCGCTGACCGTTTTGGAGATAATTTTTAATCGCCTTTCAGCTATGGAAAGTGATTATTCATTTTCCGAGTCAGGGACTATTGAGAGTGTCGAACTATTGGAAGATGGTACCTATCGTTTACCACTTCGTAAACGTTGGGAGAATGATTTCACAGCCTTGGCCGAGAATGATGTTGTTTATGGCATGGTAAACAACCTTGCCTCCGGAGGTGGTGATTATTACACTTCATGGCTCCGTGTGCTGAATGTGAATACAGTATCTAATACCATCACTGCGGTCTTGTATCCAGACGATGAAGTTCCAGGAGGCAAAAACTACCCGCCAGAGCCGCTAATGATATTATCTCATCGTGGTAATCCGGTGAATGAAGATCGTCAGGCATATTGGTACCTATCTTCCCGTGAGAAGTGTATCTGCATGCTCGATGGAGTAACGAAACCTATACTGGAAGAGAATAACTATGCCATCATTATAGGCAAGTTAAAACAGTTGTCACTGTTTGACAACCTGCCGATCAACTACCGCCATAGCTACATCTATTGTCGTGGTATCGCTATTCAAGACTTATTGCGTATAGGCTATCAGGGTACACCAGTTCGTTCTGAGAATAATCGGGGTCCGTGGTCATCTGAGGATGCTGTGAACAATCCCTATCAGTCTACAGACACAGTTTATGATGCAGTCTATCATGTAGGCTGTAAATGGATGTGTCTGGTTACCGGAACTACGCAGGAACCTAGGTGGAATGCTACCGACTGGGCACAAATTGAAGGCAATTCAGAACTGAGCCTTACTTTCTCTTCCAATAATGGCTATAACTTCTTTGCCGGTAAGGTCAATGCGGAATTTACCCCTATTGTCTATTGGGGCTATAATGATATCTCTGCGGATGTGTTGCCCGGTGACTGGTCATGGACTCGTGATAGTGGTCAGGTAACGGAAGATAATGCCTGGTCGGTTGCTCACGCCAATAACGGGCGGATACTTCATTTGACTAATGAGGACATGCCTTCCAATTGGGGTACTACAAGAAAAGTGAAATTCACTTGTACGGCATACGTTCGCGATGGTGCCGGGAGTACTAATGTCGAAAACTATATAGATATATGAAAATTAAAACCGCGGTTCAACCGCAGCCGGTCAGAACCAGTTATACTCCTCTGAAGGCGAGTTTTGGTATTGTTATTGATGGTGGAGGTAGTAAGACACAGTTTTATTACACGAATGCTAACACCTTCATCCCGAATCGAACCATTACCCCGATGAAACTAAAGGCATTCCTCAATATTGTTGATCCGGATAAGATTATCAGTAATGGGGATAAAAGTAGTCTGCTGACTGTCACCTGGTATGAAAACAGTGAGAGCACTCAGATTACCTCGGAGAATAGCAATTATACACTGAATGCTGACGGAACATTGCTTGTGAAGAAGAATGTTTCGCCAACTACTCCTGTGCAGATTCTTTGCCGGGCTACCTATGTGGATTCCAGAAATAAAAACACGTTGGTATATACCGATACATTCACTCTGAACTCTATACAGAAGAGTGATGACCAGCTTTCATTGAGCATTAATCAGCCATCAAAGATAACCTATAATCCCCTGAAGGATAGCCAATATATAGACATTACTGCTGTATTGAAAATGGGCAGCGAAACTGTTGCGGATGCCAATGTAGCGTATTGGTGGTACAAAGTCGAGAACGGAGAGGAAACCCTTATCAACTCTTCTGATCTGAACATTGAATACGTATCCGGTCAGGGTACCAATACTTTGCGTATTGATGCTGACAATACATATATGAGTGTTATCCGCTGCCGCGCGGCTTATTATATCGGAACCAAGCCGTCAGCTCCTACGGATGATACTTTGATGGCTGAGACGGCCATAGTTTATAAGATTCCTCCGATTAAGGCATTTGTCTATAGTCCGAATGGCAATACCATTCGTCAGGGAATGGCCAACATGACTTTTTATGTGAAGATACTGACGAATAAAGAGGAGCTGACAACGGATCAGATCGACAAGTTCTTCTTCGTGAAGTGGTTTAAGAAGTCGTCCGCTGCGGGTGCGACGGCTACGGAAATCGGACACGGTAGTTCGATATCGGTTACAGCTGACAGCTTACGACTGAGTGGTGGCTTGCAGATGTCTGTTTATCCCGAAGTCTATGAGATCGGGCCATATACGGTACTTACTACCAAGAGTGGTGATCCCATCCGTACAGGTGCCAATGAAGTAATAATAGCCAGAGGCTAACAATTTAATTTATATATGAGAGAAATGAAGTACTTAAAAGTATCCGCCGATATCGCCCGTCGTGCCGGTGTGATTGATGTCCGCCATCGGACTGCCGACGGGGAGTTTATCATTAACGAAAGTGATCTTCGTATGGTGAGGTTCGAGCCGGAAGAATATGTGAAAGGCATTGCCGGACAGGTTCTTACTGAACAGGAAGCCGCCCGGTTAATCGAAGCCGGTGGAAGTAAAATTGGAGAGGATGTAGAGAATGAAAACAATAGTGAATTACCTGCTGAGGATTCTTTGCCGGTTCAGGACAGTGATAAAGAATCTGTGGCAGAAGATAACTCAATTAACGGAGAGGAGGTACAGGATGAGTGATGTTGCGGGTTCTTTTTATATCTGTATGATTATTGATGGTGATAGTGCGCAGGGGAATATTCGATCTACCAAGCCGCTTGTACAGATGTATCAGAAGGATACGGGTAAATGTGTGCCGGACTGGAGCGTAGCGGCTAATCAACCTATCATCTATCCGGTCATGCGCTCAGGTAATGAGAATGTGATCAAACCTATTGTTTCCGGATCTGAAAAGTGGTATTATAACAATACACTTATAACATTCAACGCTTCCGGGTTAGCTACCGCTCCGGCTGCTGTAGCCGGTAAGATGCAAACCACTACTTACGATAATGGTTCTGTGAATGTACCGGCGTTGAAAATAGCGGGTAATTTGGCCAGTGCTTCCAACATGGATGCAGATACTATCCGCATGGATGGTGAGATCGAGGCTTCCGGGCATAATCTTGCATATACTTCGGAGATTCCACTTGCTATCTCCGAGTTTAGCAATTCTGCCTATTACGGTTTCCTGTATCCTTCCGATGGTGGTATTATCGACAGCGATACAGCTACCGTTAAAGTGACTCAGGAACTCTACAAAGGTGGCTCTCTGGTACCCCAAAGCAACTACTCCCTGAAATGGTATAAGATGCCTTCCACCACAGCATGGTCAACAGCTAACAGTGTTTCCTTAGTGGCTGATGACATTGATTCCAAGCTAAGTGTAAGAGCTGAATTCATTATCGGCGGTGAAGTGGTAGCCACTGCTATCTGTGAAGTAAGCGATGAAACAGATCCTCTTTTCCTGGCTGTAAACTTCAGTGGCCCTACTTATCTTACCAGCAGCGGTGCTACCAGTGAGGTAACTGCGACATATAAGGTTAAGAAGACTGGTACAGGTGAAGAAGTAACCGGCTTTACATTCAAGACTACTTTTACGAAAGCTGACGGTGCCGCTTTTACTCCGGCCAATGCGCCTACCACAACCGGATGTAAACTTACCTATACCGATGTGAAGGGTGCAGGGGGGAATATTACCGGCTATGTACAAGGAACTAAATCATAGGTTTTATGACAAAGAAACAGATTGTTGCATCAACTTTTAATGTTACGGCGGCTCCTGATGACGGAGCCAAAGGTGATCGTGGCGCTCGTCTTCGCCAAACTGATTGGGCTGAAGGAAAGCAATATCTGTCAGGGGCTGATGGCGAGCTATGGTACGATGTTGTATTATACAAAGATATGCTATATCTGTGTTTGAAGTCACATACTTCCTCATCTGCTAATAATCCTCAGACTTCAGTTGCAAGCCAATTAGGATATTGGGAGAAAGCAATAGACTGGGTTTTTATTGCTACCAAATTACTGCTAAGTGAGAAGATTAAAGCTGATGATATTGATGTAGATAATTTAGTAGCAAAGAATGTGCAGGCTGAGGATGCATCCGGCAATGTTACTTGTAGAGTCAATGGTAAAACGGGTGAGGTTTATGTCAAAGGCCAAATAACTGCAACCAGTGGTTCGTTTACGGGGGAAATCATAGCTAAAAGTGGTAAGATAGGTGGATTTACCCTTGAAAGCGGTTCCCTGTTTTGGAAGGGACGTGATTATTTCGGGAATGATAGTCGTAGTGTCCGGATTGGGGTACCTACAGATGCGAACAGTGGCATGATAGATGTTTCTTTCAATGGGGCTACTACAGGAAAGTTTGGTATAAAAGTTATCGGATCTAATTCAGGTGGTGCTTGTATTTATGCTTCGAGATATGCATCTGAAGAGTCACGATCATATCCAAAGGAAGGTAATACATACGCTGCTTACTTTGATGGTAGCGTCTTTGTCTCAGAGAATTTAACCAGTGGGCTGTGTCTTGCTGATAAGTTTGGTGCCGTGGTCGCTCGGAATGCTGATGGAAGTGTGTCATATTATGAAGGAGTGGACTTTAATTTTGGTTCAATGATATTTAGAAAAGGATTATTAGTAAATAGAGCATAGAAATAATGAAAGTAGATTTAAACAGAAAATTTAAAGACTTTAAGGGAGGTGAAACAGAGAATATTGTTTCTGATAAGGTTGCGGAAGCTCTTTATTCCGCTGGGATTTCACCCGAGTTCGCAATTAAACGCGAGGACAAATTCAGAGCTTATAAACTCTGTAAATCCATCATGGATAATAACGGGGTTGTAGAGTTGTGTAGTGAGGACATTTCTTTAATTAAAGAGATTTGCTCTAACTTCTTTACGGCAGGTGCTTATGGTCAAATCCATGAAATATTAGAGATGTAATATGAAAATATATCTTCTCTCCTTGCCCACAAGGGAGTGAATTTGCGGGGAAATAAATTAAACAAAACGAGATTAAAAATTAAATGTTGAATTTGGACGTTTTTTGATATAATTTAGACGTCCGTTAAAA